CCGTGTCCGAAGTGCATCTCCACCGATTTCGCCAGTTGGTCGGTACCTCTTTTGGGCAGGTTCTTTTTTTGTGGAGAGAATTCGAGCACCCTTTGCATTTCAGCTTTCGGCGCGTCTTTGTAGGAGTTCACTTTGGAAATCAGACTAGCGTTACCGGTGGTAACGCATATAAAACTCCACGGGTCACCCCTCCACCGAGAGGAATTTGCACCTTGGCTAAGTCGACCGCGCTGCTTGCCGCTCGGAATCTGGTAGATAAAGTCGCTGGTCTCTTTGGGGTGCATGTTGGTAAGCTCGTCGCAGTACAGCGGCAAGTCCTTGATGACCTCGGCGTAGTTCATCTTGTCGTTATAGGTATCGCGCTCAAACTTCACGAACTTGGAAGGGTCGGCCCAAAGACTGGCAGCCGCCAGCATCGCCTCGCCGTGGTTTTTCCGTACCCCGAATCCTTACTATGCACATGGAATATCGAGCCCTTGATGGCCGTCATTTTTGTAAGCACCGAGCCGAATGCCGTGCCAATAATATATTGATACGACTCAAAGCCGGGCCCATTGAAGAAGTCCAAGTTCTTTTTCCATTCGTCCATTGAGCCTTGCGGTTCGAACATGGGAAACAAGCCGGAGGTCTTGCTGGAAGGTGCGTTAAGCTCAACACGATCCGGCAGCACCCGGGCGCGACCAAGCGCGAAGCATGAGAAGGTTTCGTCAGTCCAGCCGAACTGTCTGCGGCTCAAGTCCGCCGCCGAAGTGTGTTCCAAACTGGATACCCACTTTATAACGTATGTCATTAACGCCTCCCAGTGCGCGGTCGTTGCCACTGCCACGCTGTTTCTTGACAAGTGTTTCCGCAGCTCGTCACGCGATGTCGCCGCATATAGTGGAACTGTGAATTCCTTTATGCCGTCATACGGCAAGTGCACTCGTACGACGATTGACGCCCCTTCTTCAGGGTCATCTATGCGGCGCAGGACATATAGATCGTGTTCGTATACGAGCATTTCAACGGTATCGCCGTCCCGATTTTCGGTCTCAACATATACCCCGCCGTTCTTTCCTCGGAAGTACGGGGACGGGTACCTAGGAATCGTATATGCCTGAAGGTCGACCGTTTTCATTTGTTCCGGCCGATCAAATACAACGTTGTCTTCGTCTTGGGCCCTGATTATTTCTCTACCCAGTTGAATTGGCGATGTCAATTTCCCATAGTTCGGGCATTTTGCGCATGCGCCGGGATTCAAACTATCGAACGTCGAGCAGTGGTATGGGCCAGCGGTGAGCTTGGCTTTCTTCTCGGTGTCCGCTGGGTCATAGTCTGGGTGCCTTCTTGATATGATATGGACAGCTTTATCGCCGTCCACGCAGTTAACAGCAATCGACAGCCCTGCCCGCCACAGAGGCTCGTCCACCCCCGATTGGTTTGTGGTGATGTTTGCTAACTGAGCACAACCTCGACCCTTCGAAGTTTTTTCCAAGATGGTTTTAAATCTGCTAGTGGCGTTACCCATCAGGGACGCCATCATGGGGTCAATCGGCCCGCGCCGCCTCTTTTCCTGCGGCAGCTCACCTTCGGGAACATAGTGATCCAAAATGGCTTCAAACTTATTTAAAGAAACAACCGGTTCCAAGTCCGCCAGTACCGTCACGCTTTTTGGTGGACTGTCCTTGTGGTTTCGCGTGCCCGGGCAGCGCAACACCCTCGCGCTGTCAGCCGGCACCACGGGGTCTATATTGAGCCCGTGATTGATACACATCTGTTTGAACCGAAGCGCTAACGGAAGCCACCGGTCTTTCGCCATGTCTTCGTCCATCGTCCAGTAAACATGCAGCCCGCGCCCGGAGTTAACCATGGTTGGTTTTGGGAGCTGGTGTGACTGGCAGAAGATGCGGACGGCCTTAACCGCCGCTTGCTGCGTCGGAAAACCTTTATCCCCTTTATCCTTCCCGCAGTCCAAATCCAGAAAAAACGACCGCAGCTTGTCTGCATTATCCGCTGTTCGTTTACCTGCTGAAACAAAAGACGCAAGTGCAAAATAAACGTCGTTCCCCTCTTCATCAAGATTCGTCGCGTGCTCGTCCAAATCTTCTAGGGTCGAAAAAAATTTTTGAGTGATCTGCTTCTGCCCGGCCTTCACCGCGAACAGGCAGTAGTGTTGCCCATCGGCAAGCACATGTTGTAAGAATTTTAGTGCGCCCATATACCACCAGCGATCTATAGAGACGACAAGGGGCGCCGGAGCGCCCCCGCCTAAAGTATGTACAACCCAGTGCCGTTAATCGTCCCACTCGCCCAACAGATCGTCCAGCTCGTTGGATACATCGTCCTCCTCAACGGGCGCGGCCTTCTTGGTTTTTCGCACAACCGGCTCGTCGTCATCTTCTTCAACAACGGGTGCCGCCTTTTTCTTTCGTACCGGCGCGGGCTCGTCGTCTTCTTCAACAACGGGTGCCGCCTTTTTCTTTCGTACCGGCGCGGGCTCGTCGTCGTCTTCAACAGGCGCTGCCTTTTTCTTTCGTACCGGCGCGGGCTCGTCGTCGTCTTCAACAGGCGCTGCCTTTTTTGCGCCGTCAAATGCACCGATGGTTAGGGTGATCGCATCTTTGGCCTCTTGCGAGTCGCGCATTTCCAGAGCAATCTCCAGCTCTTCTTGATCCAAAGGGCGCACAGCGCTGAATGACAGCTTCGGTTGTTCGCTGGAAACATCAAACTTCATGCGGGTGACAATCGAAATAGCGTGCACAGAGTTTGCGGACAAGAACTTACCGTACGCCTGCAGACCCATCTTGCCGTCCTTCCCGTCGCCGAACACGCTGGTGGCCGGTAATTGCAACTGGTACACCTCTTTCTTCTCGATCTCACCGTCGAGCAGAACCGCAACGCGCTGAGAGAACCGGCACGCACGGGACTCGCCTTGACCGGAACCCTTGATATTGTTTGGACAGGTCATGCACTTGTCGCTCTGGCGTTGATCCTCGGGCACCGCCGCGTCGGGTTTCTGGGTGTCAGATGACCAGCAGGTGGGAGGCACAGCCTGTGCCTTGGGGTCGTACGCCCCTTCGTAGTATTGACGGGATACCGGCGCAGCGTTTACCAGAATTACATCCAGTGTGCGATCTTCGCTGACATAGACTTCTTCTCCGTTAACCACCTGCCGAAACGCCTTACCTTTGATAGAGATTCGACGGTTGCCGCTGCCGCTTCCTCCAGCAAGGGTTTTGGTAATGGCATCTTCGAAACCTTCCGGCATCGACGGCAGCTTAAATTTCTTTCCTTCAAACAGTGTTACGTTGCTCATACAAACCTCTTAGTTATGGTTGGGTTGTCATAAATCCATTTCGAGTTGTTCGGGGCGATCTGCGTTATCCCCGCTTAGATGCGAAAAAACCTTATCGTAATCGAACCGATACGTTGTGCGATTACCTCCCGCAACAGCAATGTATGAGCTGCGGGGTATCCTGCCGCTCTCCATCCAGTTCCGTATGGTGATAGTCGACACCTGCAGTCGTTCTGCCAGTTCGCCAATCTTGATAAGGCGGTCATTCATCACTTTCTCCGAATACTTATTTGGTATTTTGTCTCAGTGTTTAGCCCCGGGGGGAGAACGTCAGGGTTATCTTCCAAGAACTGCTTGACATTCCCTTGGTGTAGGCGTTTTTCCAAAAGGTCTGGAACCTTGTGTTCAAGTACGAAAGCGTGCATCGCCGACCAATCATTCGTCCAGAAATTAGTTGTCGTGGTGCGATAGAACAAGCCTTCTTTCGTGCGCGCCCCCTCGACCCCGTGCTCCTTGCAGTAGTCCAGCAGGGCCCCTTTTACCATTGCCATCTGGTCTGCTAAACTTTTTGTTTGCTCTTTGTAGGCGTTGGTCAGCTCGTCGTTCTTTTCTTTCATTTTAAGGTAGACCCGTATCATCTTTGTGAGCTTCGGGTCCGCCGTATCTTTTGTTTTCTCGGTTGCCATAGCGGCCTCCATGGTTGGTTGTATTTAAAACTTTACTATCCTTATTTATACTACGCAAGCACTTTTTTATATAGATTTATCATTTCTGAGTGAACGTTTACTTTACTCTCCAGCATGGAAAATACATGCGCCTCCGCTTCAGAGCCCTGCAGATGCACGACCGTGCACTTGTTCTTTTGCCCAGAGCGGTGCACTCGGGCGTTAGCTTGCTCGTATATTTCCACCGACGATGTTGGGCCCCACCACACCACCGTATCGGCAGCGGTTAAAGTTACCCCATGCGCGGCGGCTTGCGGCTGTATCACCAGCACGCGAGGATTGTCCGTGGTCTGAAACCGCTGGAAGATGTCGGTGCGGTTGGAAGCGCTTACTCCACCATTTATAATTTCCGCGCCGATACCGTCGGCGTTGAGCCGGCTTGTCAAAACGTCAATGACGCTGCGGAACGGCGCGAAGATCAGTACCTTGTTCTCCGTCTCTGCGATGACTTCCATCAGCACTTTGTAGCGACTGGTGATGTCGAACTCCACCGTCTCCCCGTCTTCGCTGTACGCCGCTCCCGCCGAAATCTGTAGGAGTTTTCCCAACTTCACCGCAGCGTTAGCGGCAGTGACCTGCTCTCCTGCGGCCTCGATGACCATTTTTTTCTTCATGATCCCGTAGTATCGGGTCTGCTGCGGGGTCAATTCAACGCGGCGTTTTATAGTCACCATGTCGGGCAAGTCCATGCACTCGGCCTTGGTAAATCGTATCGCTGGTTGGAGAGCCTCGTGCACGATTCTTTTGGCGTCTGGGCGGGGGACATATTTGAACTGCGTCAGCTTGTACATAACGAGGTCGCGGAAACCCCCGAAGTATTTCGGCACGCCGCTCGGGTTCACCAGTTTGGCAAGCCCGTAGGCGTCTTCAGGCGACTGCGCCGCCGGGGTGCCTGTCATAAGCCACAACCATGTATCCGGCCCGACCAACTGCTTAAGCGCTTTCCAGCGCTTTGTTTGCACGTTTTTGAGGTACGTCGCTTCGTCACATATAATCAGGTCAAACCTGCCGTATTTGAGGTCCTCCAGCGAGTTAACCACAGTGTCGTAGTTTGTCACCACAAACTCGGCGTCACTCTCTATCACAGCTTTTCGCTTCGCGGCCGAGCCGTGGGCTATATCCACCCTCCGGTGCATAATGGTCTTAAAGAAATCCGACCTCCACGCCACGTCCATGATAGATAACGGGCATACCACCAACACGCGCTGGATGATCCCGGCACTTATCAGGTAGTCTGCTGCCCATGCGGCCGCAGCGGTTTTGCCACTGCCTTGCTGGCTAAAGCAAAACGCTTTGCGGTGTAGCGTTAAAAACTCCGCCGTTGCGCGCTGGTGCGCAAAAGGGGTGTACATCCCGGGCCATGGGTACGACTTGTTTATAGGCGACGGGACTTTCTTGACGCCTATGTTCTTCAACACCTGCATCTCTTCCAATCCCCAGTTTACTGCGACCCGCCCATCTGGGAGTTGTCTACTTTTTGGTATCGTGCTGAGTATCTGCTGTGGGTTTCGCACGCGCAGTAGTACGGCTTTGTTGTTGTAAATCTGCATCGGGGCCCTTACTTCTTTTTCGGTTTGTGGGTGGCGGACAGGTGTTCTGCAATAGCCTCAGCAGTGTTTCTAATTTTTACCTTTCGGTTGGTATCCCGTTTTCCTTCTGCGACCATGTTACCTGTTGATATGGCATCCTCCACGCTCCAACCTCTGCGTATCCTGTTATAAATCGTGCCTCGATGTATACCAACACTGTTGGCAATCTCGGCTATTGTTTTACCCTCGATGATGTAGGTTGTCCGTCGGTTGTGTGCTTGCTCAGATGGTGTTGCCCACCTGCAGTTTTCTTGGCAGTAGCCCCCATTATTGTCGATTCGGTCAAGCGTTTTCCCTTTTGGTGGGTGGCCCATATCAGCAAGAAAGAACTCAAATTTACGCCACCTCTCGCACACCTTTATTCCTCTACCGCCGTACAAGTGATACATTGCGTCTTTCGGGTTGACGCACCTTCTCACCATGTTTTTCCACACCCCGTATATTTTTTTCTTGGTGCACCCATGTGTTTGGTTGTTTTCGCTCATGCGCCTAGCGTTCTCTTTTACAATACACCCGCACGATTTTTGTCGCTTTAAGTTTTCTGTAGCTATGGTGACGACTTTGCCGCAATCACATCGGCAAAGCCATTGGTACTTCCCTTCTGCGGTTCGTGTGTCTGATAAAGCAAGAACCGTCAGTTTATGGCGCTTCGAGCCTACTAAATTATTTCTTGGGCCCCTTGGTTTTTTTGGTGCTTTTGATACTACCGTCTGAGTTTCTCGGGAATGACGCATTTTTGCTCACCGTGGTTAGCCGCAAATTGCCGTTGGAGTTGTCCCCACCCTTACTTAGCGGTTTTATATGATCAATCACTTTACCTTTTCTGTCAACTCCCTTGGCATCAAACGCACGTCGAGCCCGCTGCCGCTCCATTCGGTCGGCGTGTTCACCGCGGGCCTTGGCGGTCTCGGCTTCCTGCTTGTAATCGCGCTTATAGTTTTTTGAACTGGGCATCACATATTCCTCCCGTTGTGCGGGCAGCTCAATACTACACAGTATTTTTTGCATAGCCCTGATGTCTTGGGGTTCCACACCCCGGTGTCAATCGCGGTCAGTATCCGGCCGTACCGCCTGAGCCACTTGGCCCAAAGCCCCGGTGCTTCATCGCGCTTGTACTTACGGCGTATAAACGCTTTTGCAATAACAAAGAACAGCGCCGCATCGACTTCCTCTACCTGCGGGAAATGCTTGAACGTCGCAAGTGCCATCAATTCCAACTGGTCAGTGTCTGCGTACTTGGCGCTCTTCCCCGCTTTGTAGTCGAGCACTTTTGCCTTTGTCCCATTGATGATACTGAGGTCTGCGATGCCGCGCCACCACACTTTTGGGTCGTTTATGGCACAGGCTTCAAGGTTTTCAGTGAGACCCATCTGGTATTCGCACAACTTCTCACCCGGCAGTGCTTTGAGCTTGTCCAGCGCCTTCTTTGCGAACCCGAACTGTTTGGGCAGCTCGGCTTTGTCGGATACATAGAACTCGGCGGCTTCATGGAACTGCTCACCGTACAGCGCGGCGTCGTTCTGTTCGTCCTTAAAATCTTTCTTAACCTTGAGGTGGTAATACTTCCTCGGGCACTGCTCGAACAATTTCATTGCGCTAAATGACCATGTTGGATTTTTCATACCCAGACCCATTTCCCTTCGTCGTTTTCTTCAATTTTCCCAGCCGACACCAATTCCTTCCACGCGTTGCTGTTTTTTCGCGGAATCTTGGGCAGCACGGGTCTCGGCACAGCGCCGATGTCCATCAAAATCTCCACGCACTCTTTGGCGTACCACTTGTAATCAATGTCTGTTGGAAATTCTTCCGGCAAGTCCATCAGCGGTTTGGCCCCACGGGAGCGTGGCACTTTGTTCCCGTTGGTGCGGTAGGTGATCACCCCATCCTCACCCTTGGCGTAGTACCAGCGCACGACTTTCCCCAGCTCATACCCGGGCTTCTCTGCGCCGCCGTTCACAGTGCGTAGGGTGATGAATTTGCGGATGTCACGACACCCGAGAAGGGTCTCTTTGATAGACTTCCCAGAGGTCAACCACTCAATCGCTGCGAACGAACATATCTCATTCTGAGGGTTCTTGGCTATACCCGGTCGGCTGTGGTGGCTCTCGACGTACACCCCCTTCGCTTTGACCTTACCGTCCTCCTTGATCGCAATGTAGTTGTTCACATCGCGTGAATACAGTGCCTTGTACCGCGTCTCCTCTGTGGTGAGATTAGTGACCTTCTCCCACTTTGTAATGATCTTCTCCAGCAATTCCAGCTTGTCACGCGGGCACTTCATCACCACGCCGTCGGTGTTTGCCGACACCACAGGGATCGCGTACAGCTCAAGCATCTCAATCAGCATCAGAAGTGACAACTGCCCCGTTAGAGTTGTGCGGATCATCATCTTCGGGTTGTACAGCAAGCTGTACTTGTTCGAGGTCTTCCCAAAAGTCCCGTTTAATGTGATCTTAAGAGCGTCAGCAGTGACGGAGTCCTTGTTTGCTTTTGCCTCTACCCGGCGCTCAAGAACACCCCGGTACACTGGTTCAAAGTACTTACCGAAAGACGGCGGGGACGCCCCCATGTTGAGCATGAGGTTGGGGTAGTAAGAGGTCACGTCGCGGTCGATCAGCACCACATCATCGTCGCTGAAGTGTGCAACACTGGACTCTTGTGAGTGCAGCCCGCCGATTCCGATCTTGTACTGATTACCACCGATAGTGATGACCATCTTCTCGATCTGCGCTGGCATTTTGACGTGGCCTGTTTTCTGGATGACCATTTCGGCAGCGCGGATAGTCTCGAAGCACTCCCTCAGCATCTGTGTCTGGAAACGCACATATGCAGGGGGCTCGTACTTGAACGTGGTGTAGCGAATCTCTGTCTTGGGTGGGTCTTCCCCAACGAGGCGCTTGTACTCTGCCTTGAGCACAGCTTCTGCTATCTGGGAGTCTGACTTGGAACGCAGGTCTACCCCGTACTGCTTACTCATAGCGCGTCGCAGGTTGATCTGCGGGGCCAGATATTCAGCCAATTCGACCGTGACCTGTGTGTCGTTCTTACAGTACTCGCGCACCTCGATCATCTGCTCTCGGGTCAGCTCCATATCAGGGTTGTACGGCAGGTCTTGAAGCCGCTTCGTGCTCAGCCTGCCGCCGTAAATCTTCAGACCCACCTGCCCAACTGCCACTTCAATGAGGTCGACGTGGTTGAACACGATCTCCTTCACCTCGTACTTGCGGTAGAACTGCCATGGGCGCAGCTCGTTCAAGATGATGTCATCAGACGCATCTTTCAGCTCGTCATTGGGCGCCCCGGCAATCGCTAGACGGCACATCAACATGTCGTAGTTGTTGCCGTTGAATGAGACTAGCTCCACACCTTCCGTCAGCATCAGGTCGAGCATTGCCTTCCTATCAAGAGGGTGTCCGTCGTATTTCTCGAATGCTCGGAACTTACCATCCTCCCTGCGGAACATGGCGAGAAAATAATTTGGGTAACATTCGACGTCAACCACAACTTGCATCACCATGCTCCCCGCAAAGTGAGCACACGACTCAAGTGCTTGGCCTGACTTACCGCGTCGTCAAGGGCATTGTGATACACACCCTCTTGTTTTCGGTTGCGGTCGTTAAGAAGGTCACACGCCGTTCGATAGCACCTGTTGTTCCAGAACCGCCAAGGTTGCGTCTCCCCAAGCACCGCGACATACGCTTTGGCGAGGATCGCGTTGTCAAAGTCTGAACCATTTCCCCACACCTTTACGGATGACGTTTCACAGTTTTGCCCCAACCATGCGGAAAACTCGGAAAGCGCGTCCTGCACAGGAATCGTTTTATCAAACAACGCTTTGCGGGCTTCCCCTTTCTGCCCCATCCACCACTTGAACGTATCCCCTGATACCGTAAGCCCTGCGTCAATACAGGACTGCACGTCAATCGTTCTATAAAACTTTTCACCAAGCCTCGTTTTATCAAAGAACGTGGCGCCGATTGATAAAATAACGCATCCGGGCGACGTACCGAGTGTTTCCAAATCGAGCATTACGTTTTCCATTATTCATCTCCAAATTTTTTCATTCTTTCCATTTTGCGCCGGGCTTCGTGCTCGGTTATGGACTTTAGTGTTGTCGCGCCAATCGGCACAGTTGTTATGCTCCCGCCAGACGCTAGGAAGGCTTTAGTTGCGTCTTCCAGTTTCCTTCGCATAGCGTCTTTTTCGCGCTCCTTTGTGCACTCAACCTCGTCGAGTTCTTCCATTGCTCACCCTCTATTTTCCAGTGCTACCAAAACCACCTTCACCCCTCTTGGTTTCAGACAGCTCGTCCACTTCCTGAAGCTCAAACAGCGGCGCCGGGATTACGACAAGCTGCGCTATGCGGTCACCTTCACGGATGTACTGGCCGCCGAAACTTGAGGTATACACCATCGCTAAAAGTATCTCGCCCCGGTAATCGGAATCTATCACCCCAACCGAGTTAGCCAGCGCCACCCCGGCTTTTCCTAAGCTCGAACGTACAAAGACCAGCCCGACATAACCTTCTGGGATTTCAACAGCGATGCCGGTGCGAACCATCGTCACATTACCGCTTAGCAGCAAAACCTTTTCATCCGAGTACAGGTCAAGCCCGGCAGCGCCGGGCGTCCCTCTTGCTGGCGTTATCGCCGTCGGTGTTAATTTTTTGAATCTCACGTTACTTCACCTCAATTCGGGACGTTAGAACGATCATGCTTCTTCTCCGTAATGTAGCTGCAGTATCAACTGACAATAGTGAATCGCCTTCTTCACATCTGCTGCTCCGTTCTTGTTTCGGTGCCGCGAGATGTACTTGACGACATTGCCCTCCATGTAAGGCAGCTTATTTGCGTGGATGTACTGCACCGGTTGGATGACCATGCCCTTGTAGTGGTCACCCCCGACCTGCTCAGCGAGGGGGTCGGCGGGTTTTGAGAAGTTCCGTGAACGAGCGTGATCTAGGCAGTATTCCCCTATGAACGGCGTCTCCAAACAGCCTTCCGCTTTGCAGTAATTGTTCATCGATTTTTCACCCCGCTGATTCTCCACCTATCGGCAAGCTCAACTTGCGTTATAAATAGCGGATCATTTGTCATGGTTAAACCTCAGCGAGTTTGGAATGTAAGATTCGTGTCTTTGTCGGTGCTCAATCGGCGCAACGATTTTCCCGTCCGCGTGA